TTACCGTAACCATAGTCCATATTAACTTGCAAACTTCTGGTGGTGGTTCCAGCCCCCCCATAATAGTCACTGAAGCTTGCGGTGCCGCTTTGAGGAATGCTTGTGTTTATCGCGTTGTTAGCAACATTTGAGCCGCCCCTGTAGTATTCCGAAACACTGTCAGGAGCCGTACCACCAAAAGCAGTTCTAAACTCAGATAAGCTAATTTGACCAGAGCTAGGAAGAGACATGATTAAATAGTCCCAAAGGCTGTTACATCATTTGCAGAAACAATTTCACCTGTTGTTTTTATTTTTGCTACATCTGTGCCGTTATAATCAAACACCAATTCGTTGCTGATTACACTTATTGTCCAGTCACCCAATGTAAATGTGCTGCCGCTAATAGGAACAGTGGAGAAGGTAAGGTTTCCAGAACCATCTGTCTGAAGATACTGACCATTTGTGCCATCTGCTTGGGGATAAGAAAGCCCGTCCAGTACAACAGACCCCGTACCGTTAGGTGTTAGGTTAATGTCTTGATTTGATACCGAAACAATACTGTGGGTCTGAACGTCCAAGTTGCCCCCTAATTGCGGGGTGGTGTCATTTACAAGGTCTGTAGGTGCAGAAAGCGTGTTGGTGAAGTCTGTCACCTGTGCGCCAGAACCCGCTCCATTTGCAAAAATAATGGAAGTGTCGCCGTTGTTAACGGTAGCGTTGCCGCCGCTACCTTGTGTAAAAATAACCTGCTGTCCAGAATTGTTTTGTACAAAATACAACTTGTCTTGGTCGTTAGGACTAATTGTAATTGTATTAGTCCCGGTTGGAGAGCCGCTTAAAATTAGTACTTTGTTATGACCGTCTGAAAGCTGCCCGTCAGTGGTTGTTAGTGTATGTGTTGTGCCCACTAAAGTAAGGGTACCAACTCCGCCAGCAATGCGGTCAATGATATCAAAGTTTGTATTTACAGTATTGCCCCAAGCACCCGCCTGTTCACCTGAGCCGGGTTTTTGTATGCCTGAGTTTGAGGTATAGGTACTTGCCATTTAAACCACCTTTTGAATCCACTGTTGTATTGTACCACTAGCGTTGATTGGTGTCCATGTGCCACCTGTATGAGTCATTGGAACCCATATCTCTACTGTGGTGTTTGGGTCAACAGGCTCCCACAGTATTTCGCCTAATGTTGATTGTATGAAAAAAGAATCTGCGGAAGTTGAGGCAAACCTTAACAGCCCTCCCAAAGATTTTGTAACAAAAAACTCACTCGTTGCCTCTAGCTCTCCAGAAAACAACATGCCGCCCAATGCTTGATTAACATCAAAGTTAGCCGCTACCTCTTGCAGCCCATACAATATTCTTACCGCCGCAGCGGTTTGGGTAAAGTTGCCGCTGATATCGGCAGTACCGCCTGCAATTAATGTCTGTGCGCTGGTCTGTGTAAAGTTTGCAGATTGCTCAGACACACCAGAGGCAATGATGTTTGGAACACCTGTTTGTGTAAAGTTTGCGTCAAGCTCTGCTACGCCTGTAGCAAAGCGCAAGCCTTGTGCGTTTTGTGTGAAGTCTGATGTAATTTCTACTTCAGCGGTCAGCGTACCAGACGCAGCGGAAACCTTTGAGAAAAAGGCATTAACATCCATACTACCGCTAAATATGGAATTTATGCTTGAAGACTGTGTAAAATTAAAGTCAAGCGACTCAGACCCAAAAAGCACTATGCCTTGGGTAGCAATGGGGGTTTCAGATATCGCCTGAACACCAAACATTACCCTGCAATCTCCTGAATTAAAAACTTTGATTTATGACCATAGGCCGCAAAATTAACTTGTATTGTTCCCTGCGTCCAAAGGCCAATTTGAACTTTGTACGTTAATGAAGTCCCCGAAGATACGGATGGCGAGTCTAGATGCTGTCTTTCCCCTACTAAAGATGTATCTGATAGACCTGCGCCATTTAAATATTGCCATGTGTCACCGCTAGCGCCAGCAACACCATCAATCAACGTAGAGCCTCGTTTAAAACCAATAGAAAAACCAGAGCATGTTCCGCTAGCGTAACAGGGACAAATTGCAAGAAGGTATATTTTAGAATTTGCTTGTTTGGTTGTAATTGTTATGTCGCTACCAACAACATCCACATAGGCTTGATTGGTCGTTGAAGTCGTATTATTGGTAAATTCATTGTAGACTGTTTGTATTACACTACCGCTAGGCAAGTCTGACGCACCAATAGACAGCTTTGAAGAAGGAACGGTAGTGCTTGTTCCCATTAAGTCAGCAAGTATTCTAGCGTTGCTCATAGCTTACTCCGGCTTCACAGGCCAAACAACAGTGTCTAGCGATTGATAGGTGTTGGTGATGTCACGCAGTGCCTGACGATAGGCTGTACGTTCTGCGGACATGGTAAGGTCGGATGATGCCCACCAATCTGTTTCTGCAATACGGCGATTGCGTTCCTCCCGCAGTAGCTTCATAGGCTCTGCCGCGTTCAAGTCACCTAATGCAATCTTAACCGTGCCCCAAGAGATGCTGCCCCAATCATCCGGGTCATCGGATAGGATGGCGGTGCCGCTGTCATCGGTGCCAGTGACAATGCGAAAAGCCGCGTTGAAGCTGATGGCGTCTGTTGGCTCATCGCCATACAAAACCCACTCAGCGTCCGCGTCCACTATTTTGATTGCTTCTTGTACTGTTGCCATCGTTTTAAGCTATCGCTGTTATGGTTATTATTGGTTCGGCGATAAGGTCAGTGCCACTTGCGCCAGTGCCATCCCACCAAGTATTAGTGTGTAAAGACATTTGATAATCATTATTATACTCTCTTGCAGTCCATTTCATTGTCTTAGCAGATGTCCAGCTAGTAAAAGCACCGTCTGCTGCGCTATCTGATGAAGCGTTGCAATCTATTATCCAGCTAAATGTTTGAAAAAGATTGCCTTGATTACTTGGGGAATAGCTAAAGTTTCTAGTGGTTCTTGCCGCAGTAACTTCGACACCATCAATATAAAATTTATAGTGAGAAATGCCGCTATAACCAGTAGCCTTTAACTTCATTTCAAAATCATAACGCACTCTAGTCGTTCCTGATGGCGGTGTGTACGCGATAGTTGAACCTGCTACATCCGCGTAGCTAGTGGTTAACTGTTGCACGGCAGTTACGTTTGGAAACGTATATGTACCAGAGCCAACAGTTTGACTGCCACCCTTACAAATGCCTGTAACTATTTCTTTAACGCCGCCTGATGGAACAGGTACCCCACCCGCAAAGGAAACATTGCCAGAGCTGTCAATCGAAAGCGCGGTGTTCGAGTTTGTCGGGTCTTGAATCTCGGAGACTTTTAATATGCTGGTCATCCGCCAATCTCCATAGCAGTTAAATGTGAGGTAGGCGACACATAGTTAGTATATGAGGTATTAAAGGATACTGTAGTGCTGGAGCCTTGTGATAAAAACTGGATTTTATATGTTACGGCAGATGTTGTCGCAGGTGAATCTAAGTGAGAAAAACTCCCAGCACCGAATGTGCTACCAGCGCCTGAAAAAGAGTCCCCTCTATAAAAAAGAGATGTAGACCCCCTAACCAGTTGAGTTATCATCCCGTTTGAAGAGTTGTTACTGCCTGTTCCATAATCAGCCATTACTAAAATTTTTGAAGAAGAGCTAGTAGGTGTTATTGTAACTGACAGCCCTGTATCTACAAAAGATGTTGATGCAGTGGTGGCCGCCGATGTAAGTTTTGCTTGCACAACCTGCAACACATGACCCGGAATATATATCCCGTTGCCGCTGGTCTTTTCATTTATTGTATCTACAAATAATGTTGACATTTTGTTAACCTATTAAGTAGCCGCTAAAAGTGGAGTGTGCTTTATAGTATTCACCTGCATACCCAATGATAGATACATATTGACCACTTGTTAGTTCTAAGTTTTCAGAAAAACTTGTTGTGTTGTCTGAGGCAGTGTTTTCAGCATTAAGATAATATCGGTATGATGGTGTTGCCCCGTTTATTGAAATATAAAAAGAAGAAACAGTAGAAGCATTATTTACATAAAGCTTGCCACTAAAATTATACAGTCCATCTACAGGAGCAGTAAACCTACCAGTAGAGGTGGAATAATGACTGCCAACATTATAATCAGTAGAAGGCATTACAACTTCGTGAGAACTACTTAAAGATTGCCAAGAGACTGCTGTATCATAAGCATAAAAAGCTGGTCTAGCTGGTGTGAGAATGCGACCAGTGCTATCAATAGTCAGCGCGGTTGTCCCCGCCGCGTTGTTAATCTGGTCTACATTTAATATCGAAGCCATCCCTGCCTCACAGTATCGTCAGATTACCGTTGACGGTAATGCTGGTTGAAGTATCAATAGTCAGCGGCCCAATCGCCAATGCGTTCTTGGCGGAGCCAATGGTTGTGTTCTGGTCTACCGTCTGGTCGTTGGTTCTAAACACCGCCGTATCTACCGTAGTATTCGTGGTCTGGAAGGACGTCGCGGTTATCTCGCCTGCAAACGTGCCGCCAGAAGACTTACTTACTGTATCAGTTACGGTAAACGCACGATAGGCTCTTATTACTAGCTCGTCACTTACCGCAGCGCCAGACCCCAAAGTTATTGTATCGCCGTTGCTGGTAGTAAAATCTGTGGTGTCTAGATGCACACCATTAAGATACACATCTACATCATTGCCAGAGAAAGACAGTATGGCACCGTTGGCATCCGCACCTGTAAACGCGGTCTGGCTAGCGGTGGCAGTGTACTTAAACAGTGCCATCGCGTAACTGAGAGGCTGGTCTATGGCGCGACCGAAGAAGCGCACCTGTATTACATCGCCGTTAGCTGGCGGGGCTGAGAAAGTCAGGGTGGTGCCTTGCGCTGTATATGCCTTGCCGATACCCGGTTCTTGGACCACGTTACCAATGACAACCATAATGGCTTCGCCGCTAACAACATTCTGCGTCAGGGTGAACGCGGTGCTTGAACCATCACCTGTAAAGGTCTGAAAGGTAATGTCACCTACATTTGGGTCAACGCCTAAGTACGCCATTATGCTAAATCTCCCCACACCTGCGAATAGTGACCCGATGCATCAGTATAAGTAGTTGTGTTATACCTAACAGCGTAATGATTAAATTGAGTGGTTGTTGGCGAATAACTTGTTGAAGAGGTAACATAACAGTAATTACCTGCAAAACCGTTATAAGAATAGCTGTTGTTACCCATTGCGTTTGTCATTACAACTTGAAACACCCCAGACCCGCCATCGCTTATCGAACTTATATTTAATGAATCGCGAACAGAATTTGATGACGTTGCATCAAAATTAACCCACGCCTTCGCACTACCGTTAATCACATAGGTAGTATCTACAGACTCGGTGCCTGCATTGTTAGCCAGCGTTGTTAGTCTCAGTTCGCTTGCCATTATGCGAGGTCTCCGTAAGTTTGCATAGAGTGATAATCACCATCTCGGCTACTGAAGGTGGCGTCTCCTGTAGCACATCTGTAGACGTTTGTGCCGTGGTAGAGTGCATCTGAACTCATCCAAGTAGAATAACCAGCAGCCCCATCCCCACCACTATCAGACGATGCGTAATACAAATGCGAATGATTGTTTGTAAAGTTTATATCTGTCTGCCCTACCCCTTGGTCAGTAAGACTTGATACATTAAGAGTATCATTACTTTTTTGCGCTGTACCACTGTCAGTATGATACGCTACATAAGTTTTAGTCAGGCCTTCTGTTAGCGCAAAAGTTACATTTCCACCACCATCGGTAATCGTAATGTTGCCAGCCGCTGTGTTCCCTCTTAGGTCATCTACTTTTAGAACACTAGCCATTATGCGAGGTCTCCGTGTGCAACTGCTGAAGTATAAGCACCGTCTTCATAGTTACTTCCTTGGTCAATGCCTTGTAATCTAACATTTGAAGCAGAGCGAGTATAACCTCTTGCATAGTACATTGTTACATAACCAATTGTGCCGTCTTCTGTACTCGTAGCAACAGTGCTGAAGTGAACCGTATTAAAGTTATTAGTAAAAGTGTAAGTATAATCTCCAACCCCATTTTCTGTAAGGCTACTCATATTAAAACTTTCATTTGTGGTAGGTGTATCTCCAGAGTGGTGGACTCTGAATTTAGAAGGACTTTGCTTCGTCAACGTAACAGGTGACGTACCATTCTTTGCCGCAATCTCATCTACATCCAGCTTCGATGCCATTAGACAATACTCCAGTAGCCGTTAACGGTTACGGTTGCGTTCTGCGTAATCGGCCCTGCCGATACGCCATTCTGGTCAGCATCAATAGTAAAGTCCGTAGATATCGTGTTGCCGTTACGGCGCACGATATTCTCGTCCTTTGACTCTTCTTGGTTATT